CGGCACACCTTTCAACAAACATTGATAGTGTGAACGCCATGAACAAAACACCCAATCTATTGACCGAATGTTTTTGAAGATTTTTATCATTTCATTCTCATTGCCATAGTACAGATGAATTGGCGCACGAATTCTGCCATTGTTGAAATGATCAGCAATCTTATCTTCGAATGCGATAAGTTCTTGTTTAGTCACCTAGAATTTTCCTTTTCAATCTAATCTTGGACATCTCTTCAATATTTTTACGTGAATCAATTCCAAATTTGTTTTCAACAAGATTCAAGAATGGTCCATGTGAAAAGTATTTGTGCCAAGCATCATCACGAAACTTCAATACTTCAGCACCAGTTAGTGCTTTTGTTCTGAGTGGTTTACAGTCATATGATAGAAATGCGAACTCATCGAACGTCTGTGGTAATTCCCATTTATTATTAACTGCTTCCATATAAAGTGGACTACCAGGTAATGCCATTGCTGCATAGAAGTTTGCATGTTCACAGTTTAACTCAAGTGCAAGGTCTAAAGTTTCTTGCATTGTCTCTTGTGTATCTTCTGGAAAACCAAACATGTAATTGCCCAACACATTGATACCAGCATCTTTAATGTCTTGTACAACTTCACGAATATCAACTTGCTTGAATCGACCTTTATCAATTTCTAAACGAACTTGTGGATTACCTGCTTCGATACCAAGTGCAAGCCAATTTACTCCAGCTTCTTTGAACAATTCTAGTTGGTCTTTTCGAACGGAATCTACACGTGCATATGCCCAGAAATTAAACTTCATTCCACGGTCAACCAGACCTTGCAGAATAGGAACATAATATTTTTTGTTTAGAAAAAACATCTCATCAGTCAAACGAACTGTGCGTACACCATTTTCCCATAGATATTCAAATTCTTTCAACATTAATTCTGGTGACCAGAAACGCATACCACGAGTATCGGATGATACTGTGCCTTGTTGATATGATGTTCTATTGACGATATTAATCATACAGAAGTTGCAACCAAATGAACAACCCAGTGATGTTGAGATTGCAGCAAATGGTGTACGACCTTCGTCTTTGAAATATGAATGCCAATAATGCGCTCTGTATTTGTCTAATAAGTTGTTATCTTTTGGTAGCAAATCCCATGCATAACCTGGCATAACTCTGTCCATATCTTTCGTTTGAACAATCTCACCAGGAGCACCCGTCGCAGCAAAGCCATGTTTCTTATATACCAGACCACGAACTTTGTCTAGTTCATCAACATAGTTTGTTTGCAGCAAATCTAGCAGACCATAAACACCCTCATTGATGAATACGAAATCAACATAAGGTAAACCAATAACATCATATGGCAATGCAGAAGCATGTGAGCCGATGAATACTGTTTTGATTGATGGATGTGATGCTTTAAGTTGCTTTGCTAGTTTTGATGCACCAATCATCATCGTGGTGCCTGAGTTTGGATTTTGTCCATAAAGAACAAAGACTGCTATATCAGTTTTTGTATCCGCAATTTTCTCTGCTGCTTGTTCAACACTTGTAGGTTCAGCATCAAAATCTAAAATACAAGGATTATATCCATCAACACGAACAGCGTTAGCAAGTAACAATGCCCATGTTGGCGGTTCAATAGCAGAATACTTATTAGAGAGTTCCTGATATGCTTGTGCAGCACTGCTTGGTATAACAAATGTCACCACTTTTGACATAATAAACTAATCCTTTAATGTAACTTTTTATTTTTTATTTCATTTATGTGTTGTAGAATTTCTTGGTATACTTCTTCTTCATTTTCTTCATCACTATCGTCATGGTCTTCTAATAATTCATTTATTTTCTTATCAGATTCTTCCATATCTTTTGATAATTTCTCAATCACTTTATCATAATACCTAATCATTTCTTCTCTAGGTTCAACAATCGTAACAATGTCTGTATAATATATATTTGCACTATTAACTTTGATAAGTTCAACCGGTAACCAGGGCATCATCATCATTACAGTTTGTCCAGTTGGCATTCTTCGAAATACTAAACGCATGGGCTCATTCAACTGAATCATATCGGAATTTTCTTCTTCACACATAGAAGCTAATATATCTTCACCAGATTGCATTCTTATTAGTTTTACGTTATGCATTTTTGACCTCTATGTTGTAGAATTTGTATTTGAACTTTTCTCCATCATATATTTTAACACGGTCGGCAAAATGTTTCAATGTGAAATTAACATGTTTACCTATGCGAAAATCATCTGCTATATCAAATAGTACCGCTTCTTTTTTGTTGTCTCCAATTCGCAAGCCTCTTCCAATTGATTGTAAATTTCTAACTCTCGACTTAGACGGTGAGGCAAAAATAACGTTATGAAGATTACGTATATTAATACCGGTAGAAAAAGTGCCGTAAGAAGCCACGATGATGGCGTTATTTTCTTTTTCGGTAATGGCACGAACTTGTTCACGGACTTGAACATCTGTTCCACCATACACAAAAAAAACATGCCTATTACTAGCTTTCTCTTCAATGAGTTTGTGAAGTTGTTTGCCATGTTTTTCAACCAAATTAAATAGCACAAGAGAATTGCCCTCTAGTGATAGTGTAAGATTACGAATAAATTCATTTCGTGCTTTGTTACTAACTATGTAGTTTATTTCACTCTGATAGTCCCATGCTCTGGACTGTTTACAAACTTCTTCAGAATATTTTAATATCAAACATTTTATTTTAAATTCTGCTAACATCTTATCTTCAATAAGTTTAGCTGTTGTCGTTGATTGATAAACTGGTCCAAACAATCCCTCAAGAACAAGTTTGTGTGTTTGTGTACCATCAATTGTTCCTGTACATCCAATTCTGTAAGATGCATTCTTTAATCCAGACATAATGGTAGTCAGAGACTTTGCTTTGAACTGGTGTGCTTCATCACCAAAAACAAAATCAAACTGCTCAAAGTATTCTGGTGGATTTTTATAGATTGATTGCCATGTGGTGATTGTAAGAAACTTGTCTGTGTTCTTGTCTTTACCAGAATATTGACGATGACAATATTTCTCTGAATCGTATCCGTAAGATGCAAAATCGGAGTACATCTGTTCAACAAGTGATGTTGTCGGAACAATCAACAAACCTTTTTTGTGTTTTTTATGCTGAACATATCTCAGAATGAGATACAAAATGAAGGACTTACCTGAACCAGTCGGTGATAATAACAACATTCTTCTATTTCTAACGGCAGAAATGAATGCTTTTACTTGATATTCTCTTGCACCTTCTTGTATAATGGTTTTGTGCAGTTCAAGACTGTCTATAAACTCTTTAGCTTCTAATGCTGAGAAATTCTCAGTTGCAGTGATTGCTGAGTCAATCTCATACTTATATTCTCTTTCAGCGCAAAACTTTTCAATGTACGGCAACAGACCAGAATAAATTGTATGTGAACGCAAATCGAAAAGACGAACTTTTCCATCCCACAATTTATTCTTGTATGTTGGCATGAACTGATAACCAGGAACAAAAAATTCAAAATAAGAAGAGAGTTCGTAAGCGACACTCTTCTCACAATCAATTCTTATGAACGCTTCGTTCTGTTTTCGTAAAATTAAATCAAACACCTTGAATAAACTTTTCCCAGTCAATGAATGACCGAAGCTCCCATGTTCGGTTGTTTAGTTCTTTTATGATTGCTTGGCATACTTCCACAATTTCTTCATGTAATAGTTTTCTAGCAAGATACTTATTGATATCTTCGTCTGCTTCTAAGTATGTATTGATTTCAGATTTGAGTGTAAAAGGAAATGGTTGCCATCCATAATGATGCAACAATTCTTCGTCAAGTTTGCCAGTGTAGTATTCCCACTTTAATTTACGCCATTTGTTATATTGAAATTCGGCTTCTTTGACTAACAATCTATGTGAAGAAAGAATGTTTAAATACTTCGAATGAAGTTTTGGAATGTCAATCAGTGCTTTACCAGGTTCAGTTCTATCAATGATAGAATCAGTTGCCCACATCTGTAATACATCATCAAGTTTGCTCATAGTTTACCTCCGTATTAGGAGTATATCACATTTAAAATAATTTTTCTACGTTATAATAGGTAAATCTGAAAGTTGCGTCTGCTGTGACAATTGATTCTGGAGAGTCAGTTGAAGATAAAATAAAACCAGAAAGTGAGATTGGAAATAAATCTTTGAAGTTAAAACGGTAGTACGGTTTATTTGATGCTGAGAGAATTGTTACAGAACCATCTGCATATTGTGGTGTAGCTGATGCTTGTGCGCTAGTGAATTGAGAAAGTTTACCTAAAGACTGATACTCTTCAAATTCGGTTGGGAAAGTCATTGCACGAAGCCAGTCATGAATCTCTAACCAACTTAACATTTCTGCATCAACAATAAAAGTAATATTTAATACATCATATATTGTCTTTTCACCTGGTGCATATAATTCAACGAATGGATTGTTAATAGGTATTTCTGATGTTGAAACACCTGGTAAAGAAATAGTCTGACAAAAATATTGTAAATTTGGCGCACGACTAAAGTTCAACGTAAACTTGTTAGGTTGAATTGAATTTGGATTTGTTGGGGTTCTATTAAGTGCTGTCATATGCTTATTTATAAACAAAAAAAAGAGGCTCCCGAAGAAGCCTCTTTAAATCCCACTCTACGGTGGTTATTTAATTACATCAAGTTTGCAATACGGAAACCACGGTAGTAGTTGTTTGACTGTGAATCCAAACGACCTAGACCCTGGTCAGTACCTTCAGCAAATGGGTTAGCAACTAGACCGTAACGAGTCTTGAAGCCAATCTTTGGCTGGAATGTACCTGTATCAACTGCACGAACCATTTGTAGAGGAACGTATGGGCAGTAGAACATACCAGCATCGTATGCGTTAGTACCCTTGTAACCTACAACCGCAAACTCAGATGTTGAGCCTGTTGGGAAGTATGGGTCAATGTAAACTTTGATACGACCGAAGATTGTACCAGCAAAAGTATTACCAGTATCATCAACTGTTAGATTAACTTGACCAGCAAGTGCTGAGTTGTAATCAAGAATACCTGACATCGCTAGAGCAGAAGCTACGTCTGAAGAACAGATAACGATGTTACCTTTACCACGACGAGTTGTCTTAGCAATTTGGTTTGCTTCACGTTCAATCTGGAATGCAAGACCTTTAATCTTTTCAACCATCCAACGACCGTTTGAATCTGTGTCAAGGTTGAATGCACCACGAGTTGTTGTACCAGCTTGACAGCCTGGTTTAGCAACTTTGTAGATTGTACGGATAACTTCACGGTTGATTTCAGCAAGAATTTCAGCAGAAAGGATATTAGCCAATTCTGTTTCTGCGTCTAGACCATGAACTGCTTTCAAGTCTTGTGCAAGTTCCATTGAGTATTCTGCTTTCAATGCACGTGTACGTGCTGTAACAGTAACTTTCTCAATTGAGAATGCCATTTCTTGGAATGTGTTACCAGCTGCACCGTCGCCTAATGCTTCAGCAGAACCAGTAGTCATTGCGCCTGTAGGAGCAGCGTTACCAGTAAACAGATAGTCTGTTGTGTTACCAGCAATTGTCATTGAAGAAGCAACGATAGCGCCGTTAGCACCAGAGAATGCTGTGTTAGCTTCGTTGTAGAATGCTTCTCCACCACCTTGTGATGCATACTTAGTACGCATTGCAAAAATCAGACCTGTAGGACCTGTCATTGGCTGAACGCCGCAAACGTCATACGCAATCAGATTAGGTAATGAACGACGAACTAAGCTGATAAGAATTGGATCGAAACCAGCAACTGGACCTGCAGCAGCAGCACCGCCACCAAAACCGCCTGTACCAGCAAAGTTAGTTGGTGAACCGGTCTCTTGCAGCATACCAGATTCTTTGATCATTTCAGTAGCCTGATTTTCCAGGATAACTGCTGTAACTGCCTTACGATATGGGTCAGCAATCGCTGGCAAGTCTGGATGATTTAGAACACCATCCCATTTGTTTTGTAAATTTTCAGACAAATACATCTTTGTATCTCCTTTGATTATTATTAAATTTTTGTTTTAGAAATTGCTTGCATGACTGATGCAACGTAAGGATCAGAAGACATCTTCTTTTCGTTACCATCAGTGTCATCAACTGTTTCGTGAAGCTGTGCTGCATCGGCTTTTTTCATGCCTGATGGGAAATAGTTCTCACGAATTGTTTCAAGTTTTTCTACGAATTCTTCCTCTGTGGAAAATTCTACACTCTCTGCGAGTGCTTTAATCTTTTCAACTTGAGTTGCTGTGAGACCTTCACACACTTCATTTACTAGTTGTACTTTGACTGCTTCAGTAAGTTGTTTTTTATACTGAATATTAGTTTCAATTTCTTCGTTCAATTTTTCTTCCAGTTCTTCAACCTTAGAAGCAAGTTCTTCTACAAGGTCAACTTTGTCTTCTGGAACATTGATATAGTTTTCAGCAAACAGATTGCGTAGACCGGCAATAAAGTCTTCTGTAATTTCGGAACGTAAACCGCTTTCAACAGCAATTTGATTTTCTTCCATCCACTGCTCAACTACGTAGTTGAGATAGTCATCGACTTTTTCTGTTAGTTCTGCTTTGATTGTTTCAACAGCTTCTACCAATTGACCAGCATATTCTGATTCCAATTGCTCTTGAATTTGAGCAACACGGTCAAATACACGTGCTTCAAAAATAGTAACAGCTTTAGCTTTAAAGTCTTCAGAAATGTTTTTGTCATCAGCAAAAAGAGAATCAATATCTTCTTTCATCTGAGCTTTCATTTCTTCAACTGCTGAATTATCATCAAAAATTTCTACATCTTCTTCAACATCTTCTGGCATCATGTTGGTACCTGAACCCGGACGCATGTTCTTGTCACCAAGTTGTGTATCGGCAGAAGCGTGTGAAGGCTTCATGTTCAATGAAGATTTATTTGAACCAGCTGAGTCTTTAGCTTTGTTTGAAAGCTTGTTAGAATCATCATTTGGTTTGTTGTTTTGTGGTGTAGGACCGCCCAAGTCTTCAGGTGTTCCAGAATTGCCTGGAGTGTCGTGCTGTAACTTAGGCATTGGCATACCAGGAGCCGAAGACTTGCTTGCTGCAAGAATTTCTGCCGCTGCTTCCATTAGTTTGTTTGTTGCCATTGAATATCTCCTTATGATTTCTTATTTATAAATTTTAAAGTTTTCGTAGAAAATTTTCGAAAAGTTGTAATCCAACAGTCTCAATTTCTTTGCGTGATGCTTGACGAATCTGTTTTTTAGCGTAGTCAATATGTGACTCAACAAAACGACCTTCAACATACATCCACTCTTTGTTCTCCATAATACCTTGAACAAAAGCTCCTGGTGCTGAAGGGTCAGCAACGATGTCTGCTGCTGTTGCAAGACGCAAATCATCTTGGACTAAATTGTAACCCTCTTTAGTCATTACAACTGAGCCTAGGGCACGTGAAGAAACACCCAGATTTACACCAGAATCTATTAAATTCTTGGCTATTTGTCCATAAGGTGTTTCCATAATAAGTGCTTTACCTACAAAAGTATTTCCGTCTTCTTTAAGGCTAACAATCTTATGAGATACACGTTCAAGATTGAGTGATGGTGTATCAGGATGTCCTAGTTCGCCAAGCGCACGATTAGATTCAATAAGTTCTTTTGTGTATCGTGCGACTTCATTACGTAATGTTTTCATTTCGTACATGCGATTGTTTCGGTTAACTGTGTCACCGACAAGAAAAATACCTTCAATGTACATTTGTTTTTTACCGTCTTCTGTTTTTTCGGTAAGATATCTTACATCTTCAATATGTTCTTTAATTAGTTTCATTAGATGGATGCTCCTGTATATGGGTCAACATTGTATGTCGCAACTTTAGAAACTTCCATAATAAAAGAACCGCCTGTATTAATTGTTACAACAATGCTTTGAGTATTATTATTTGCAAGTGAGTGTGCAAAGTCTGCAAAATCCATAACACCACCTGTATGCAAAGCAAGTTGTGGAACACCGTTTCTAACAACTGTAATGCTACCGTTTGTTGACCACATGATTCGTTTAATATCTGCGGCCGACACACTTTCGATTGTGGTATTGGCTCTTAAATCATTCAGTGTGATTGTGTAAGTACCCGCATCGACACCACGAATGACTGATGTTCCTCTTAAACTGTTAGTTATTTCAAATGGCATTTTATCTTAGTCCCATAGATTTACGACGGCGCATTGACATCTTTCTCTTTAACAATGTGCGTCTAAGTTTTGCTCTTCTTGTTGTTTTCCATGCACGTTTCAATAAACGTGCTTTACGTAATCTTACTGTTGCTGGTATACGCTTTACTGTATTGCCAGACAAACGATATCCTTTTAGTGCTGATTTGCGTACATTTTTCTGTACGATAATCTTACCTTTTTTATTGCGACGAATACGGCGACGAATCTTTTGAACTCTACCCATTTTAACAACATTTGGATTTCGTTTCTTTGCAGCCTCTTCTAATACTTCTTCGTCAACTTCAATCTCTTCAAACATCTCATCAACAACGAATGGCTTTATCTCTTCTAATTTAATAGAAGCTATCTCATCCAATTTTTCATAGATGAGTTCTTTGGCTTCGTCTAATTTATTCTGAAGAATTAGTTCTACAAAATTCATAGAGTTTTCCAAATGTTGATGCTGATTCTGTTAATTGATTCCAAAAATATTCTTTGTTTTGCTCATCTAAACGCCCATAAACATCTATAAACATTTCTTTTGTTTGTTCGTTTAGAGAAACATTATTACCATCATTTAAAGCGATTTCATCGGACTCTAAAAATTCTCTGACATATTCCTCAGCTTGAATTGTCGAATCTAAGGCTGGTCCATATGGAACGCTAAAATATTTCTTTAGTTTGTCGCTCCAATAAAGCGCAACTCTAGTGCCATCTGGATACAATCTTACTGCTTTGCGTTTGATTACCAAAACAACCGGTGGGTCCGGTACTAATGGAAAAGCACTACCAACACTGTCGCTTCGTGCTTCGTTCAAATCTTCTCTAACTGCTTGTCTTGCACGTGTAAAAATTTGTTTATTGCTTGTAATCAAATCAGCCATACGATTGAAAAGATTACGCATGATTTCACGATCAGCATTATTGAACACTGGACGTTCTTCGCCCATCTTATCCACTATTTTGTGAATACGTTGGAGCTGTGCTTTGTTTGCTAAACCTGCACGAACAAGAATGTCCAACTTTGAGTAGTCGGACTTTTCTTCTTCAACAATACATTTAAATTGTAATAATGATTTCATTAATTAATCACGTGATGGTTTTGTAGCAAAAGCTTTTCCTGCTGCAACTGTTCTTTTTCTTAAACTAGCAAGACCTTCGCCAGCAACATGACCCAATGCACCACCAACAGCAGCACCAACTGGACCACCAACTGAACCTAATGCGCCACCGATAGCAGCACCCTTTATACCTTCTTCCATCGCCTCTTCATACTCTTGCTCTTGCTCTTGACCACCAAAAAGAGTTGAAGCAATTTCTTGTTTACGAGTTTGAAGCGCATCAAACGCTTTTGCTGATAGAATATTTTCTATGCTTTCTTTTGCTGCCACGCTATCGCCAGCAGCAATGTGATTAATAACTTCTTGGATTTGCATGGTAACTCCCTATTATTTGCGTCTATTATTTATACTAATTACTGACTTGTTTACCTCATCATCAAGCTGAGGCGTTAATGATTCCGTTTCATTGGCATTTTCAACGGTATTGTCAACTGGAGGTTGGTCAGATTGCGGTTGCTGTTCTTCAGCTCCGCCCTGCTGCATTATAGGTCCTTGCATATCATCTGGTAGCGTTTCTTTTTCTTCTTGTATTTTCTCTCGCATAGCTTCAATTTCCTCATCAGTCATCATTAAAACTTTGTTCATAACATACTGTTGAGAAAAATATCGACCGATATATGGGTCAACTAAACCTACCATTTGCAATCTATTCTGCAATAACTCTGCTTCACGAAGTTCAGTGAAGTTATTATCTTTACGGAAATCATAATAGATATCTTCTTTGAATTGTTCCCATTCTTCACGAGTACAAATACCTTTTAAAACTAATTGAATTTTTAAAGCCTCATCAAATAGTTGTGAAAATTTATTACGTAAACGAATAACAAATTTTGCAAATTTTAGTTCGTCACGTGTAACTTCTTGTGAACGACCTAGACCAGCCATTCCACCTTCTTGCGATTCTAAGCGTGAGTATGGAACGTTCAGTGATTGTAATAGTTTCTTTTGGAAATATTTTACATCTTCTAATTCACCAAGATTTTGACCAGCGGGTAAAGTAGTAATTTCTGTTCCTTTACCACCTTCTCTACGTGGCAACCAGAAATCTTCCAACATCGATAAATGTTTACGTTCATCACGCAGTTCACCAGTATTGGCATCGTAAACCATTTTGTTACGATACTTGATCATGATATCACGGAGATATTGTTCGGCTTTACCTTTTGGTAAATTACCAACGTCAATGTAGAAAATACGGCGTTCTGGCGCACGTGAAATACGATAGATAACAATCGCATCTTCAATCATACGTAACTGATTGAGTGGCTTGATTGCTTTGTGTAGATATGAAATAACAAAAGTATTCTTTGCATCCATCAAACCTGAATTAACATTAATAATGGATTCTGGTGCAATACGAAGACCTTGAGTTACGTTTGCAGTAAACGTTTGAGTTGTTGTACCTCGGTCATTGTACACATAATATTCAGCAACAGATTCGACAATTAAAGCACCGGTTTTGGGATCTCTTTCTTTTTTGACTTCACGCACTTTACGAATTTTACGTGGGTCAATATAACGGAGTTCTTGAATACCTTCTTTTGGATTCTTATCATTAACTACCACATGGTAGAACATGCGACCGTCAATGTACCAACGTTTAAATAAGTCGTCGGCTAAGTTTGAAAAGTTTAACATCTTTTGGACATTATCAAACTCTTCAATAATTTTTTTCTTAATTGATTCTGGTTGTTTCAGATTATCTAAAACAATATCAACAACTTTGCCTCTATCATCGTGTGTTATGGCTTCATTGACGATTTCATCAATTGCCATTTGACACTCTGGATGATTGGACATTTCACGGTAACGAGTGATAAGTTCTATCTCATTACGAACTGAACCTTCTAAATCTACGTATGTGCCATAATACGCATTTTGCGTAATAGTAACAGCACCGTCATCTAGTTGTGCAGCGGAAGGAAGAACGAAAGATGATTGTTCAGGTTTTTCTTTCTGAACAACATCTTTCGAACCTAAAGTAAAGCCAAACAGCTTAATCGCCACTAGAATTTTCCTTTCATTTTATAATAAAAAGTAGGGGTGTCCCCCCTACTTTTAGACCACACCGTCTGCTACTGCTTCCCACCACTGATAGGTAAGCGTTACAGAAAATTCTTCAATAGTATCATTTGAGCCCCAATCAACATCGATTGGAGTGATATCTGTTGGAAATAAACCTACAAATTTATATTTTTTAATTGAGTTACCTGCTTTTCCAAACTGAGTAACTTCACCATCAACAGTATATCCTAGTGGTGTTCCAGCAATTGGATTACGAACATTAAGATTATGGCTATTAATGCCATTCATCCAACGTTCAAATGCATTACGAACTGCAAAGTCTTCATCGTTGATAATTGTAACTGTCCAATCTGCAAAAGTACGATTACCTACGAACTTTAATTCACGACCGAAGTATTGAACAGGCACAACGCCCAGAGTTGAACCTGGAAGTTGTGCTGTTTTACACATGAACGTCATTTTTGTTTGTGCGTTTCCTGGTAATGAGAATGCAGGAAACGGCATACTCACTTCAAACAGATTAGGACGTGCGCCGTCACTTTGAAGTTGAGAGCGGAATTGATTTACGTTAAATGCCATTTAATTTCTCCTGTTTCTCTCTATTTAGACCGAACCTACAACTTCATTAAACGATACACCAGTACGAACTGCAACGAAATTCAATTGAATGAAGTTGATAGAACGAGCTGGTTTGATGTAAATATCACCAACGAATTCGTTACGGTCGATGACATCTCCGGTGTTATTTGTATCATCACATACAACACGATAATCTGTAATACCACGACGACCTTGAACGTCACGTAAGAATGGTTCAACTAGAGCAACAAACTGGGCACGTGTGAACTGGTCGTTAAATTCAAACAATGAGAAACGTGCTGCACGTGAAATTGCTTTTTCAAGTGTAATAAACAAACGACGAACATTAATACGGTCAAATGCACTTGGTTTGCTCAACATTGTTTTATCTCCAAAGAGAACTGTGCCTTCTCCTGGGAAAGAAACAACTGGATTTACACCAATTGAATAGATGTCATCACGATTAGCTTTTGTTGGATTCCAAGC